GCCCGAAAGACCGTGTGGGCCGCCCGTATGCATTCGAGATTCTCGACGGCCAAATGATCAAGCCGCTAGTCGATGAGGACGGACGCCGCCCCCTGCCGCCAGACCCCGCCTATCAGCAAATCATCAAGGGCAGCCCACGCGTGGACTATACGTCCGACGAATTGCTTTACGCCCCACGCACGATCTTGGCCGATAATCCGGTTTATGGCTATTCTCTCGTCGAACAAACGCTAATTACCGCGCAAACCAGCATCCAGCGGAGCAAATTCCAGCTTGCTTACTTTACAGAGGGCAGCGTCCCCGACGCCTATGCAGCCCTGCCCGAAGGCATGACGATGGATCAGATTAAAGCCTTTGAAGAACGCTTCAACGGCATCCTGCGCGGCAATGCGGCACAACGCCGCCAACTTCCTTTTGTTCCTTTCGGCACCAAATTCGAGTCGATGAAAACGGAGCCGCTCAAAGACGAATTTGACGAATGGATTGCCCGCATAATCTGTTTCTCATTCGGGCTATCGCCTACGGCATTTATCAAGCAAGTTAATCGCGCTGTCGCTGGCAGCGAGAAAGAGCGCGCGGAAGAAGAGGGCCAAGCGCCTAAGCTCCAATACGTCAAGCTGGTAATTGACACGCTCATTGCTGACTTTGGCCCCGATTACGCCGCGAATTTTGAATTTTCATGGAGGGAAAACCTCAATGCTGATAAGGCAGAGCAAGCCGCGACCGACGACAAGAACGTGCGCAACGGAACCGCGACCATAAACGAAATCAGGGCGGCGCGCGGACAAGACCCCGTCGAGGGCGGCGATAAGCCCGGCTTTGCTACGGCCACGGGATACGTCACCATCGAACCCCAAGACCCGCAAGAACAACCCCCGGAAAGCACAGCGCCGGGCCAAGAGGACGTTGTTGCTGGCAATAACCCAAAGAACGATGCGCAGCACGACGACAGCCACGAGAAAGCAGTCTATTCGCGATTGCGAAAGGCGGTGCGGCATAAGCCAGTCCCTTTAGGACAGCGGCCTTTGACCGGGCCAAGAAAAGACTAGCCGCCGAAATCCACCGCGTATTCCAGCATACCGCGCGCGACGTGGCCCAACAGGCGCGCAATTATTTCAAGGTCTATAAGTCCGACGACGATGATGAAGCATCGTGGCTTGATCTGTCTGGGCTGGATTTGCTGGTGAATCCGGCAGCGTCCGACCTGGCCGCGCTTATGGCCGACACGGGCAAAAAGGTTCTCTTGCAGCTCGGCCTTGAAAATGAGCACGGCCTTGTCAATCAAGTCGATGAAAAATCCCTTGCTTATGCCAAAGACCGCGCCGCCGAAATGGTCGGCAAGAAATGGGTGGACGGCCAGCTTGTCGATAATCCCAACGCCGAATGGGTTATTAGCGACACCACGCGCGACGAAATTAACGGCCTTGTATCAGATGTTATGTCCGGCAAGCTTGATGCGACTGACCTCCCGAAATCAATTATGGATTCGCAAGCATTCAGCGCAGAACGCGCGGACATGATTGCACAGACAGAATTGATAAGCGCGCATGGCCAAGGAACGCTTGACGGTTTCAAGGCAGCAAAATCAATCGGCGTGAACGTGATGAAGGAATGGATGGCGGACAGCGATTGTTGCGATATATGCCAAGAAAATATGGATGCTGGGCCTATTGAAGTGGAAGACGAATTTCCAAGCGGCGATGCTGCTCCTGCTGCTCATCCGCGCTGCGAATGTAGCATAGTCGCGGTTGTTGTGACTGACTCCGGCGATGCGGAAGAATCCGACGGCGAGGGAGAGGACTAGCATCTTGAAACAAAGAGGCCCTAGTGTTAAGCTAGGGCCTCAAAGAACTAAGCGCCGTTTACCAGACGCGCCGTTGTGAGCTGTATATGCAGCTAATGATTAGGTTATCATTGGTGGTGCATAGTGAACAAGCTTTCTCTCTATTTCCAGCTTACAAAAATAGATGAAGCGAACCGCAGCGTAAGCGGAATCGCTACCGCAGAACTTCCCGATAAATCCGGGGAGATTTGCGATTATGAGGGGACTAAGCCCTACTATCAAAAATGGTCGGACACTTTTAAAAAGAACACCGACGGCAAATCGCTCGGCAATCTCCGGTCGATGCATACAGCTGTCGCAGCTGGAAAGCTTACCGCAATCAACTTTAATGACGTAGCCAAGGCAATCGAAATCACCGCAAAGGTGGTCGACGACGCCGAATGGAATAAGGTTGTCGAAGGCGTTTATTCTGGATTCAGCCAAGGCGGCGAATACGTCAAAAAGTGGAAAGATGGCGCGTATCAACGCTATATTGCCGACCCTTCCGAAGTTTCTCTTGTCGATAATCCATGCCTTGCCGCCGCCACGTTTGAAGTCGTCAAAGCGGACGGCACTACTGAAATGCGTAAATTCCAGCACAAGGAGTCACAAATGCCAGAAGTCGAACAAGTGTGGAAAGCCGCCGACGGCAGCACATTCGCAACAAAGGCCGAAGCCATGAAGAAGAATGCGCAGCTTGAAGCCGACGCCGAGGCCGCCGCTCTGGCGAAAACCTCGACCGATGCTTTGGCCGCCGCGACCGCCACGCTTGACGAAATCCCGCCAACGGATGAAGAGACGAAAGCAAAGGCGGATAAGGCCGAAAAGATGGCCGCCGTTGCGACGCTGGCGAAGGAAAGCACCTTTGACTTGTCGCAAGCTGTCGAAGCTCTTGGCGTTATCGAATGGCTGTATGAGCGCGAAGCAGCTGAAGCCCTGCTTGGCGAGGATGCTGACCAGCAACAGGTCGAGGACTTAAAGGCGGCTATCGCTCGCCTGAAATCGTTTATCGCCAGCGAAGCCACGGAGGATGTCGGCGAGGACGGCGCGCTTGAACGCATCCTTGGCGAAAACTTTATCAAGGCCGCGAAGTTTCACGCGGAACATAAGGCGGCTATCGGGGAAATCCACAAGAGCGCGGTCGGCATTATGGATCATGTCCAGAAGTGCCTGGCGGGCGATGTGAAAAAAGCCGATCACCATACCAAGGCCGATCATGAGCACATCGAAAAGGTGCATGGCGCGGCTGTCGATATTGCCGACAAGTGCATGAAAATGGTTGGCGACAGCGCGAAGCCCTTGGAGGACGAACATAAGCAGCACGTCCATGCCATGCATAAGTCGGCAACAAGCGTTATGGATTCCTGCCACAAATTCTTGAAAGGCGAGGGCGTCGAGAAAGCGGCCAATCACGACGAGCATGACGTTGCGCAATTGCACAAGATGCACGGCCACGCCTCCGATATTGCTGATAAATGCGTAAAGATTTTTGGCGAAGCAAAGCCCGTAGAGGACGGCAACGCCGACAACAAAAAGGACAAGAATAAGTCTGGCTCCGCAGAACAAGAGCCTGTTGAAAAGCTGATGAAGGCCGAGGCGTTAAATGCATCGCTGACGAAGGCCTTGGGTGACATCCAAGGAACGGTCGGCGATTTGTTAAAGCGCATCGATCATCTCGAACGGCTCCCCGCCGAACGTAAGGGGAAGATATTCATAGCGAAACGCGGCGACGAGGTGGAGACCGGAACACAGACACCCGACGATGTCGCGCTAAAAACTGACCTTCGTTTAATGCGCCTTTCCCCGGAAGAAATGCGCAAAGCCGCAGGTTTCTAAAACCCCTTTAACTTGTCACTCGAAAGGACAAAAAATGCCCGAAGTAATGGACGCAGAACAATTAGAGGCGATTGGTTATATCCCCTCGACTGCAACACCCGAGCTTAAAAAGTCGCTGGCAGCGGCGATGGCCCCGTTCTCGAATACGATGGCGAAAAGCTTTACCGCCACGGAAGTTGAGAAGGGGACGGGCGTTATCCGCTTAGAAGAAACCGCACAACACAAGACCATGCGCCACAATGTCATGAAAGCGGTTATCCGTGATCACCTTGACAGGCACCCGGCCTATGACAAGGTCAAGAAAGCTTTCATCGGCGTGGCCTCGAACATCACCCCGTATGATTTGCAAGCCCCTGCAAAGCATCTCGTGCCTTGGCTGTATCCGTTGCGTGAGGCTCTGCCCCGCGTCAATCGTCCTAGCCCCGGCGCGATTGCGCATTGGAAGTCGTTTACAACGGGCGCTGGCTCCTATTCCCGTGGCGTGCTCCCTGCATCGCCGTGGGTCAATGAAGGCCAACGCGCTCCGCAAATCAGCCTCACGGCCTTGAATGCGCAAGCTACCTATACGACGATCGGTCGTGAAGGGAGCGTGTCTTTTGAAGCTGAATCGGCCTCGGCTGGTTTTGAGGATGCATTGGCGACAGAGCATTTCTTCACTTTGGAAACTGTGTTCTCACAAGAAGAAGACGCGCTCTTGGGCGGCAACGCGACGTTGAAGCTCGGCAAAGCAAATACCCCCGTCGCCTCCACGACTGGATCGGGCAGCTTTACCGGAACCTTCTATGCCGCCTGTGTCGGCCTGACCTATGAGGGCTATCGCAACTTTATCTTGCGGAATGGCTTTAGCTCCGCTGGTGTTGCGCTTCTGACTTCTGGCGTCGCGCCGCAGCAACAAGTCGTTACGGTTACGCCTGACGGCAAGACCATGACGACCAACGGCGGCGTCGGGCAATACTCTACCATTTCGGCGGCAGCCTCCCCGTCATCCTCGGGCTCGGCCACGTTCTCGGTCACCCCGAAAAATGGCGAAGTTGCTTATCTGTGGTACGTCGGCACGACCGCCAGCGCCGCAGCGCTGTATCTGTCGGCCCTGACCACAACGCCTAGCTTTACGTTTACATCAAGCCCTGTCGTCAATACCAATGAAGCCTTGTCCACTTTGACCAATGTCGATCTGTCCGTTAATGACGGCACGACTGGCGGCGGAACAAATCAGGTCACGGCGTTCGATGGCCTTTTGACGCAAGCTTGGAATAACAACAGCCTTGGCGCACAGGTTGCTTACGTTAATAACCTCAACGGAGCATTCCTCACCACTTCCGGCAAGGGCAACGTCAACGAAATTGACGCTATGCTTGTGCAAATGTGGAACGTCTACAAGGTCACCGTTGATGTGCTGTGGGTTAACGCGCAGGAAATGACGAACATAACCAGCCGCGTGCTGAATGGATCGTCTGCCCCCCTGTTGCGCGCTCTCACGGATGAAAATGGCTTTGACTTGACGGGCTACGGCGTTATCTCGTTCTACCATAACCCGTATATCCCCGGCGGTCGGAAAATTCCGATTGTCATTCATCCGACCCTGCCGCCCGGCACGATCTTGGCGTATGCGAAAACTCTCCCCGCATATTACAAGAGCAACAGCACGCCGAACGTCGCCGAAGTCCTTACCCGCCGTGAATACTACGCGCAGGAATGGCCTCTGACGACGCGCGAATATCAGTATGGCGTCTATGCGGAAGAGGTGCTTGCACTATATGCGCCTTTCGCCGTCGGCATCATAACTGGCGTGGGAAATGGTTGATAATTGGTGAGTGATTGAGAAAATACACCCCGCTCTTGCGCAATCAGGGGCGGGGTTTTTCTTAAAGGGATAAAATGAATTTAACGACGCTTGCACAAGTCCGCTCTTGGGTTAATTCGTCAACATCGACTGATGATGCGCTTTTAACGCGCCTGATTGGCACAGCAAGCCGCCGCATTCTCAACTATCTACAGCGCCCGGAATTGGGCTTGCAAACGATCACAGAAATTATAAGCGGGCAAGGCTCCGATCTTATCCAGCTTAGGAATTGGCCCGTGCTGTCGGTCAACTCTCTTGTCATAAACACGGTAACAGTCCCCCCGCGCCCCAACGCGGCAGGGTATGGCTATTTCTTGGAGCCGCTTGTCGGCGGGCTGGCTGGCCGTCCGCAGAATTTGCGCGTGTCCGGCGCATTCGCCTTCGCGGGCGGGACGGGCTATGCGGTAGGG